TAGAATTAGACTACTTTACAGAAAAAAAATGAATCCAGAACTTTTAGATAAATATGCGGACATCTTTTTTGAGGGAATTAAACTAAAACTATCTCAATTTTTGATTGAAGGTAGAGAGATGTATTTTCCATCAAATGAAGTTGATGGAATGAAAGAAATAATGAAAGGATGGTTAACCGAATTTTATAATGAAGCAAATGGAAAAGGATAAACTGAAATTGATTGTAAGAAACTTAGAATTACTTGTAGATGCGCTTAAAGCAGAAGTATACTCTGATGTTTCTGCTTATACACCACCAAAAAGAAATATTCCACCCATCGCAGATTATGATGAATTGTATGATGATGACGATGGATACACTGATTAAAAAATGTCTAGAGGAAAAGAATTGATTAAATTGCTTGAGAGACTCATCAAGCAAGATCACCTATATTCTGGTGAAGAACTTAAGGAACTAAAATCTCAACTTCGTGAACTGAAAATTCAGTTGAGAGAAATTGAATCATACACATCAAAAGGATTTGGAAAAAAATGAAACCAATTAAAGCAAAAGACCTTCTTGAACTGGATAAAAATCTACAAGTCACAATGCTCCAGTGCTATCCACTTCCAGAGCAAGTTGTATATCAAGCAGGAAAATGCGACTATTCAGAAACTCCAATTCATGAGCAAGAGATCCCTTCTAACTCTAAATGTGGCGAATGGGTTGTAGAGCGTCTTCTAAGTAATGAGAAAGGACACTGGGGACCGCTAGAACACCCTGCAATTACTTTTTCGGTGTCTGGGTATGTCCATAATGTTGCGATGCAGGCACGAACTCATAGAGTGGGTATTAGCTTTGACGTTCAGTCTCAACGCTATACTGGAAAAAGAGTCATTAAGGTTGCAGAAGGAGAACTGAAACCAGATGATGTTTTCTATGTGCGTCCTCCAGGGTTTTATACCAATCGATATGGTAAGAAGTATGATTGGACTTTAGCGGATTATAATGATGAACTTGATTTCATTTATGAGGGTTGTGTTCGTTACAGGGACAAATACAACAAAGGGATGTGTGAAGAACATATTCGTGATTACCTAGCACAAGCAATTCGTCAGAACTTTGTGGTTTCTTTTAATCTTCGTTCTGTTCTACACTTTATGGATTTAAGAGCAAAGATGGATGCTCAACTCGAAATCCAGGCACTTTGTGAACAACTTGCTCCTCTTCTTCAAAAGTGGTCTCCAAATATCTGGAAGTATTATGAAGAAAAGCGTCTACATAAAGCACGGTTAAGCCCATAAATATTTTTATCTTGATTTCATAACTTATGGCAATATATCCAATTATTCACATAGAAACGGGAGAAAAACGAGTAATAGAAATGAGTATTCATGAAATTACTCAATGGTATAAAGATAATCCTGAATGGAAGAGGGATTGGTCTGAAGGGTGTGCAAGTCCAGGAGAAGTTGGTGAATGGAGAAATAAACTCATTAATAAAAATCCTGGATGGAATGATATCCTTCATAAAGCATCACAAGCACCTGGTTCTACTGTAAAGAAACTCTAATGGCAACTAGAAAAAGAAAGAATGAATCACCAATTGGAATTGGTATGACTGTTAAGCAGTTAAGAAGAAAAAAACCAATCAATACTGATTTTCTTGTTGATATTGAACCTTTGACTGATAATCAAAGACAATTGTTTGATTCATATCAACAAGGAAAACATCTTGTTGCATATGGGTGTGCAGGAACTGGTAAAACATTTATTACACTCTATAATGCTCTGCAAGATGTTCTTGATGAAAAGACACCATATGAGAAAGTTTATATTGTTCGTTCTTTAGTCGCAACTAGAGAAATCGGATTTCTTCCTGGTAGTCATGACGACAAGGCAGATATTTACCAGATTCCTTATAAAAATATGGTAAAGTATATGTTCCAGATGCCTTCTGATGCTGATTTTGAGATGCTCTACGGTAATCTTAAAGCACAAGAAACTATTAAGTTCTGGAGCACATCTTTTCTTCGTGGAACAACACTTGATAACTCAATCGTAATTGTTGATGAATTCCAAAACTTGAATTTTCATGAATTAGATAGTATAATTACACGTATTGGTGAAAATACTAAAATTTGTTTTTGTGGTGATGCTACTCAGTCTGATCTAGTGAAAACAAATGAAAGAAATGGTATTGTTGATTTTATCAAAATCTTAAGAGCAATGCCATCTATTGATATTATTGAGTTTGGGGTCGATGACATTGTTCGTTCAGGATTTGTCAAAGAATACATCATTGCAAAAATGGAATCAGGTTTTTAATGTTTAAGCATATTGAGTTAAATCTTCCTCATCTTGAGAGGGAAACTATTGATGGTGTTCGATACTACAAAGTTCCAGATGATGACCAACTTTTAAAGTTGGTCTCTATTACTTCCGTTACGAGTCATTTTAATCGTGAAATCTTCGATAACTGGCGCAAAAAGATTGGTGAGAATGAGGCGCAAAAGATTACTAAAGCGGCTACTTCTCGCGGCACAGACCTTCATTCTCTTGTCGAAAACTATCTTGATAATAAAGATTTACCGCCAGTGGCGCCGATGGCGGATTTTCTTTTTAAGATTGCAAAAACGGAACTGAATAATATAAATAATATTCACACTCTAGAAGGGTCCCTATATAGTAAGCAACTGGGCATTGCTGGGACAGTTGATTGTATCGCTGAATATAATGGCGAGTTAGCAATAATTGATTTTAAGACTTCTAAAAAACCAAAACCACGAGAGTGGATTGAACATTATTTTGTTCAGTGTATGGCATATGGATGTATGCTATATGAATTGACTGGTATTTCAGTCAAAAAACTTGTAATTATCATGTCTTGTGAAAATGGAGAATGCGTTGTCTATGAAGAATATGACAAATCAAAATACATCAAATTACTCAGCAAATATATTAGAACATTTGTTAGAGATAAATTTACCGCCTATGGAATCAAATAAAGAACTAGAACAAGCAATAGAAAATAAGTTTTTAACTCCTTCAAAGTTTTCTCTTGAAATTGAAAAAATTGTAGTAGGAGAAAATCTAAATTACATTGATGCAATTGTTCATTATTGTGAAATTAATAATCTTGAAGTGGAATCAATTGCAAAACTTATTTCTAAACCTCTAAAAGAAAGATTAAAGTGGGATGCAACTCGTCTCAACTTTATGAAAAAAACTTCACGTGCTCGTTTGCCTTTGTAATGTCACCTTTTGAATGTTATATACAATACTTAGGATTAAAAAATCACTTTACTAATCCTAAGTATGATTATTTTAAGTATCATAAAAAAACCAAAGCATCTATAACATCATTTAATAAACGTAAGGACAAATATTTTTTCGAAAAAAGTTCTCGTAAGTATTCCGATAGAGAAATAGTAGATTTTTTTGTATCAAATTTTGTTGCCACAGATAACCCCCAAAACTTATGGATTGGCGAAATTATCAATTCTGGAGAAAGAACCTACGCAGAATGGATGCGACGACAGCAGAGTTTAACTTACTTGTTCAAAGAACAAAGCAACGAATTGTTCTCGGAGATAAAATTAGAGGATGCTTTGACTTGTTTAAAAGGTCATCCACCAGTTCTAAAAAGTTTTCTGAGCGGGAAGATTTGTATTGAAACTTTAGTGATATATGATAAAATATTCTTGTTCAGGAAGAAGTTTGACAAAAAACTCTTGGATCCTGTCTGGGAAACCGTAAGTTTAAAAATTAAAAAATATAACTCGTTCCTAAATATTGACGTATTCCAGTTTAAAAAAATTTTACGAGAAATTATAAATGAGTAACTTTTTCGACTCTGATATTATTCAAGAGGAATTAAAAGAAATTAATAAGTTACAAGAAGATATTTACGGAAGTATTCTTACTTTTGGTGGAATGACCCGTGAAGATAAACTGGAACACATTGAGAAACTGCAATTACTCCTTGAAAAGCAGCGTGTAATGTATACTCGCTTATCTCTTTCAGATGACCCACAAGCGGTTGAAATGAAAGAGAACCTTCGCAAGTCAGTTGCTTTGATGGGTTTTCCACCAGAGACTGATATGGGTATTTTGTTCAAGAGTATGGATAAAACAATCGAATCCTTAAAGCAGTTTGTTGACCGATAAGGTCATCTCTGCTATAATATCTAAGTAATCCCCCGAATCCAATTAATCCGAGGTAATCCAAATGTCTTTTGCTGACCTTAAAAAGCAGTCTAAACTTGGTTCTTTGACCGCTAAACTGGTTAAAGAAGTTGAAAAAATGAATACAAGCAGCGGTTCTAGTGATGACCGCGTATGGAAACTGGATGTAGATAAAAGTGGCAATGGTTATGCCGTAATCCGTTTCCTTCCCGCTCCGAACGGTGAGGATCTTCCGTTCGTGAAACTTTACAGTCACGCATTCCAAGGTCCTGGTGGATGGTATATTGAGAACTCTCTAACTACTCTGGGTCAAAAAGATCCAGTTGGAGAACTTAATACTCAACTGTGGAACAACGGCACGGATGCTGGCAAAGAACTGGCACGTAAGCAGAAGCGTAAACTGACTTACATCAGCAACATTTACGTTGTGAAAGATCCTACAAATCCTGAGAACGAAGGTAAAGTCTTTCTGTTTAAGTACGGTAAGAAAATCTTTGATAAACTCACTGCTGCAATGCAACCTGAGTTTGAGGATGAAGAAGCAATCGATCCGTTTGACTTCTGGCAGGGTGCTAATTTCAAACTGAAGGCAAAGAACGTTGCTGGTTATCGTAACTATGATTCCAGTGAGTTTGCTAAACCTGGTGCTCTACTGGACGATGATGATGCAATGGAGGCAGTTTGGAAGAAGCAGTATTCTCTTGCAGAACTGGTTGCTGCCGATCAGTTTAAGACCTATGATGAACTGAAAAAGCGCCTTGACTACGTGCTGGGTTCTAAAGGTTCCCGCCGTGTGGATGAGGAAGTTGCTGAAGAGGAAGAGTATTCTCGCGGTCCTGCTCCTTCTCTGGATGATGATCTTCGTACTGAACTCAATAATTTGCAACCCACTCGCCGTGCTGCTGTGGTAGAAGAAGACGAAGATGATGATACTCTGAGTTACTTCCAGCGTCTCGCTGAAGAATGATCAGGGGGGGGGGGGCACACCCCCCTTTTTT